CGACCACATCCGCAGGAGACCCTGCTGACCTCATATATTATTTGACTTTCAGTTCACAGAGACCCCGAAAAAAAATTCGGGGTATTTTTTTGTCCCCAGGGTTTTTCATAAATAATTGACAGATCCCTGGATCGCGTGTATGATAGTGTTGTCAACATTCCCCTAATCATGTATAAACCGTATTCTCCCGAATGGCATAGATATCGTTATCTCAAGGAAGCCATCGATACCTACCTTGACGACTATGTTGACAATGATATCATTATGAAGGATATTCTCAGTATCGTCTGTGACCGCCAAGAGCGAGCACATGCTGAATATCACAAACTTGAAGATCTAGAGTTAAAACTGCGAGACTAACATGCTTTCTACTGCCTACCGACTCAGATTAGAGTCGATCTGTCGCTGCATAGCAAATAAAGAGCAAGTGCCCTTGGAAGATATGATTTGGGCGGAGAAATTAGCAAAAAGGCATACAACTGCCAGAGATTGGTTAAATAAGGCACGTCGCCAGGCTGCTCAAGACATTGAGGAGGGTAGTATGGATGATTTTATGAATAAAATGGGATTAGGGGATCCTGACCCATCCAACTACAAGACTGGATTTGATGGTGCCGACGATATTAACGAATGGTTTGGTAGAGACAAACCTGATGATTGGAGACAACGTGACTGAGTTTGAAAAGATTACGCCAGAGACATACGAACAAATGAATAAGGAATTTGAAGAAGAAGGTCTTGCCTTCAGTATCAAAGTCCCTACTCAAGAAGAAATCGACGATTGGAGACAACGCGACCAATGATCCCACAGACAGCAGTCATTTACAGCAATGGCAGTCAAGAATGTGAAAGAGCAGCAGCACTGCTCAAATCGCTTGGAGGCGAATATCTGGAATATCGCCTAAATCAGCATTTTTCGCAAAGAGCGTTTGAAACAGAATTTGGACCAGAAGCAGAATACCCACAAATTGCACTTGGAGCGCAACATGTGGGTCATCTGAAAGAATTGCTACAGTATGGAAAAGATCACGATCTTTTCTAGTATCCACCACCGTAAGATCCGCCACCGCCGCTGGATCCAGAAGATCCGCTAGATCCAGAAGATCCACTGCTGCTTCCCGAAGATCCGCTAGTTTGACCGCTAGAGGATCCAGCACTACCGAAGGAGTTAACCACTTCTTCATCAGTTTGACCAGCAACCACAGTAGCAGAAGTGCCCGCTGCACCAAATGTAACTGCTACTGTAGTGCCATCTGCCAAGACATCACCTTGCTCAATTGTTGGACCTGAAAGGGTAACAGTGCGTGAGGTGTATTCTGCTGTAGAAGCAAACTCGATAGATGAGGTCTGACCAACCAGAGTCTGATATGTGGGTTTGACGGGAATAAACTGCTCCTGGACAGTATTGTAAGATCTCTTCGCCTGACTATCTGGATCAGTTTCAGTAGAAGGCAGGTAACCGACCAATTCTTCAAATTCTTCGATAAATTGAGAAATATACTCTTTTCTCAAAAGGTAGATATTACGTTTGAAGTCGTTATTCTCCGATTCAAAGTCATAGTTACTAACAGGTCTAGTAAGCAACTCAGTAGGGACTACAGTGCCATCATACTTCATGTAATAGAAGTCTTGAGGGACTTGAATGTCACCCTTCAGGACAACACGACCCTTAGAGTCTCTTTGCTCCTGAGTGACATAGTGATGCACTCCATCAACTTCAGATTCGCCATACTTTCTGACCATATATGAATAGAGCTCGTGCTCTGTCATTGGCCATTCTTCGTATACGTTGATGATGTTATTGCAGAGCAACACAACCCAGTCATACTCCATTCTTCCATAGAAGTCATATGCAACCTGCTCAGGTCTCTGATTGTTGCTAATGGTATATTGACTGAATCCCAAGATTACATCATCAAGATTCTCCCGAATTTTAATTCTACGGAAGATATTCTTAGCAAGGATGTAAGGATCAACGTTATTTGTGCGATAACTTGATGTCCTTACATATACTTGGGGTAAATAAGAGAAATAACCAGCCATCAGGTAAAGGACTCCCTAGTAAGGTAAGAAGTTTCTTTGAATGCAAGACGCATTGAGTAAGAAACAGGACCATAATCATAGGTTTGATCTCCACCAAGACGAGTTTGGAGAGATGCGTAGTTTCCATCGGGTGACAGGTCAACATTCATGTCTGTCAGGACCAGATTGGTAGGAAACTGCATAATCTTTGCAAGATAACCACCAGAATCAGGTGCGTCAATCTTCTCTTCATCACCTTGACTCGTATGGCGCATAACTGCCATTCTGAAGTAGTTGGGAAGAGTCAACCACTGATCACCGTCCTTACCAGGCAGCATTGCCTTTCTGAAGGTATCGACAATCTCAATAATTGTGTCAACATCCGACTTATCTTTAGGTGCCATCTTAAAGTCGAAGTTGTGATCTCTGAATGTGGTGCCCTGGAAGATTGCCTCTTCATAGGGGTTAAAGATCCTCTTTTGAGTCAGTGCTGACAGTGAGTTAGCATTCAGACTACCAGATCCACCAGTTGCACTCACAACTTGGTTGATTGCACCAGCACCGAGAGAATAACCAAGTTGTGGTTTTGCTGCTTTAGCAAATGCCTGGACTTGCTCACCAAAACCATTACCGATACCACCAGCAGCGATTGCATCACGAGCAGCACCTACTGCGGCAGCACCAGTCGCACCCAACTCAACACCGTTATACTTAGCAGTGTAGTTTTCACTAAGTTTGTTGGGTAAATATAAATATAACGTCTTTGTTAGACTGTCGTTAATGGGATCATATATGTCAAACTTGAGGTAATCAATAACCTCTGTAGGAAACTTGGAATCATCTCTGACCGAGTTGCCACTGTTTGATGAATTCGCCCCGTAAGGCTTTGCCCTTGGATAAATGAGTGCCATGAGTTATTCTGGAAGATTCCGACCATCAAATAGACATAAGTATAAGGGTGATCCTACAAATATTATTTATCGAAGTTTGTGGGAAAGAAAGTTTATGGTATGGTGCGACAAGAATGAAAACGTCTTGGAGTGGGGAAGTGAAGAGATCGTTATTCCATACGTCAGTCCTGTTGACAATCGGGTTCATCGCTATTTCCCCGATTTCTACGTCAGAGCACGAACCAGGAGCGGAAGGACTCAGAGGTTCATTGTTGAGGTTAAACCGAAGTCGCAGACTGCGCCCCCTAAAAAGAAGGGAAGAGTTACTAGAAAATATCTGAGTGAAGTTAAGACATATGCTGTCAATGATGCGAAGTGGAAGGCAGCAAGAGAATACTGTAATGATCGTAAGATGGAATTCATGATACTCACCGAAGTAGAATTGAAGGTATGAGCATCTTTACAGACGTTAAAGATTTAGCAGGAGGCACAAAGCAATCTAAGGAGTGGTATAGAGAGCAGTTGATGTATGGACTGCAGGACTATACTGGCACTTTTGATGTAGGTGATATTATTCTGTTTTCCTACGGTGCTGCTACAGCAGATAAACTGCCCTTCTATGACAGGTTTCCTATGGTGTTAATCACTGATAAGGATACTCAGAATATGCAATTCTCTGGTGGTAACGTCCACTATCTGAGACCTGATGCTAGAAAGTCAATTTGTAAGAATTGGGCAGCAGGAAGTCTTGCCTATCCGAGGCGGTGTCATCATAAATACTTCATGTCTAATGTATCTGCTGTGAAGACTATCCTTAAGGAAGATCTCACAGACATGACTCCACTACCAATTGAGCAGTTTACGATGCCTAGAGTAGGGAGAATGATTGATGTCCCTTCTAGCTTTATTTGGAGTAGACTGTAATGGCATTCAGAGCCGATAATGGTTTCACTAGGTTTATGGACCTAGTAGGGTCTGGGCGTCTTGAGCCTGCCAGATCCAACCTTTACGGTGTCGAAATCGCTATCCCTCCTGTGTTGGCAGCGAATGATGATAACGTAAGAAGAAATCAACGTAATCATTACGATTATGTCAATGCTCTCGCTGATGATGTGACCATTCCTGGTAGAAGAATTACCACTGGTCAGGTTAGAAGTGTGGGTGCAATGCGTCGTTTTGCTACTGACACCTCATTCTCTGAGATGAGTGTATCTTTCCTTCTCCCCAAGGATCTCTACCATAGAGATATGTTTGAGAAGTGGATGAATTACACAGCATCAGATGCTGAGAATAGAGTTACCTTCTACAGTGAATATACGACTACTGTTAGAATTAAGAAGTGGGAAGTTGGATCTCCTATCGTATATCAAGGACGCACTAACGAGGGTGATCTCTACTCACAAAGACTGAATAGAGTTACTGGTGTATGGGATTTGTATGGTGCATTCCCATTTGATATGTCTGCTATCAATGTCAACAATGGTCCTACACAGTTGATTAAACTGGATATCTCTTTCTACTATGAGAGGTATAGATTTGATACTGTTGCAGATGATGTCATGCCCCATACCAATGCATCATCGGATAAGACTATCAATACATTTGATGCAACAGCAGAAGCACTTGGATTCTCTACACAACAGGCAGATGTCTCGCAGTTTGGTGTCTAAATAATTCCAACTGTAATGGAATATCATGCCTTTACCCAAACTTGCAATTCCTGAATATGAATTGACAATGCCCCTTTCGGGCACCAAAGTCGCATACCGTCCATTTCTGGTCAAGGAAGAGAAGTTGCTGTATCTGGCAATGGAATCTCAGAATGACAAAGAGATGATCAAAGCGGTTAAGACTATCATCAAAAACTGCACTAACCTGAAGAATAAGGTTGAAGATCTCGCTACCTTTGAGATTGAATATATCTTCCTGAAGATTCGTGGCAAGGCAGTTGGTGAGGTCAGTGAATTTAAGGTCACCTGCCCTGATGATGAAGAGACTCAAGTTGAAGTCAGTGTCCCCCTGGACATGGTTGATGTTGTAGTCCCTGAGAATCACAAGCAGAAGATCAAACTTGACGATAAAGTTGGTGTTGTGATGAAGTATCCTTCCTTGGAAGTCTTCGTCAACCAGAATATGTCAGACAATCCTACTATGGATGATGTCTTCAAACTTGCTGCTAGCTGCATTGGTCAAGTATATGATGATGAAGAAGTATATGACTCCTTCACCACCAAGGAAGCATTGGAGTTTCTAGAGAATCTTAACTCTGAGCAATTTGCAAAGATTCAAGAATTCTTTGAGACCATGCCCAAACTGCAGTATACCTTACCTATCAACAATCCCAAAACTGGTGTCACCAGCGAGATTGTGCTTGAGGGTCTCGCATCTTTTTTCGAGTAGCCCTAATGCATAATAGTCTTGAAAACTATTACAAGACTAATTTTGCACTTGCACAACACCACAAGTATTCTCTAACTGAAATTGAGAATCTTATGCCGTGGGAAAGAGATGTATATGTGAATCTCCTATTAGCATACATTGCTGAAGAGGAAAGACGGCAATCCGCAGAGAAAAATCGTATGTCTCTCTAATGGCTGCTATCCGTAGTTTCGTCAAAATCAAACCGACCGCCGTAAAGTCTCCCGTAGGTAAAAACCTTCAGGAGCTTCGGAAGGGCATCAATCGTACTGGTGTTGCGGTCCAAGGTATTGGCGTCAATCTGGATCAAGCGAGAAAGTTAATCGAGTTTGAAAGAGAGTTTCTCAAGACAAACACTCAAGAGCAGATCGAAGAGGTCAAAGCAGAGCGTAAGGAGAAACTAACCTTCGGCGCTAAGATGAAGAAGTTTGCTAAGAAACTCTTCCAGAGAGACAAGAGAGACGATTCTGAGGAGCAGGCAGAAAAGGGCGTAGAAGACGCAAAAGAAGATAAAAAAGAACTAGCAGAGAAGGTCAAGAAACCAGTCAAGGGTTTCTTGCAGGCACTTGGCGGTATTCTTGGCACTGTTGCCAAATACTTTATCATGTTTGGTGTCTTGGATGTCATGGAGAAGAATCCAGAGGCATTCGTCAAGGTATTCAAACTAGCATTTGCTATTGGTAAGTTTGCATTCAATCTTGTCAAATTTAGTGTGGGCTCCATCATGGATGGTCTCACCAATATGTTTGGTGACTTCAGTGATCTAAACGAGAGTAAGGTAGGAAGAGGACTGAGATTCCTTCTCGGTGCATTCCAACTCCTCGGTGGACTTGCTACATTTAGGGCAGCACAGTATATCCTGATGCCATGGAAGTTGATGCAGGACATCAACTGGGTTAAGGGTGTATTTAATTCATCAAAGCAAGCAGGTACAGATCCTAATGCTAGACCACCTAGAGGTGTTAGATCTAGCAACGCATCTAAGGCGGTAAGACAGAGATATGCTCGCCGTTATGGTGGTAAGGCAGCAAAGAATAGATTCGCAACCAGAGTCCGTGGACGAGCATCCTTCAAAGGATCGACGACTCTAGGTCGCATGGGTCGTGGCATGATGAGCATGAAGGGTATGGCAGGAATGTCTATACTCGGCGGTGGTGCTCGTATTGCAGCGGGTCTGTCTAGTGGTGAGGGTGCAGGCACAGCAGTCGGTGCTGGTGTTGGACAAGCAGTCGGTGGTGTCGCTGGTGCTGCTGCTCTGACAGCAGTTGCTCCCTGGTTGGGACCCCTGGCACCTATGATTGGTAGTGCCGTTGGTGGTTTCCTGGGTGAATGGGTAGGTAAGTCTATTGGACCCATCATCGAGCCCATCATGGGTCCTATCGGTGAATTCTTTAAGATGTCCTTTGATGTCATCAAGGATGCCTTGATGCCCATCTTTGAGCCCATGAAAGAGATGTTTGGAGCACTCTTTGGATTCTTGGGTGGGATGATTCAACTCATCCTAGATGGAGCGAAAGTCCTTGGTGACTTCATTGGTTTCATTGCTGGTGGCATCATGGATGTCATCGGTAAGACAATTCAGTTTGTTATTAGCAATGCCAAAAGATTGATGAATCCTGCCAGCGTGGGTGCTGGATTCCTGGATGCATTGACGTTTGGTCTGACTGACTTCGATGGTATGGGTCGAGCAGCAGGTGGTATGGTTGGTCCACCACCTCCAGTTGGTCCCAAGAGAGAGATTGATAAACTCAAGATAAAACTACTTGAGTTAGTCACAAATAAGGATGACATGAGCCTTCGTGGCATCATGATCAAGTCAGTCGGCATCATGAAGAAGGCGCTTGGTATCCGTGACAAGAAACTCAAGCAGAATGATGCTAAGAACAAACCCAATGCTGGTCAAGTCCCAGTTGACGGAAGGACACCAGCGAGTGCTACACCCGCAAGAGCAGGGAGTGCTCCATCAGTAAGTGGAGACTTTGATGAGAAGTTTGCAGCAGTCTTGGGTAACTATGAAGGTCTGAGACTGGAAGCATACAAAGATGCCAACTATGGATGGGAGATTCCTACCATTGGTATTGGTGCAACATACTATCCTCCTGGTTTCCGTCTCTCAGGTAAGGTGAAGAGAGGTGATACTATCACCGAAGAGGAAGCATATTGGATCAAGGCAAAGCATATTGAGGATCACCGTAAGCGTCTCATTGGTGAGGTAGGTGGTGATCTTTATTCTAAAGCAACTGAAAGACAGAAGGTAGGACTTGAGTCCGTAGTTTTCAACTATGGATCTCTGGATGGTGCTGGCATTAAGAGCACAGTTAAGAATGCCCTTCAGACAGGTGACTTTGCTCCTGTAATTGCAGCGTATAGAGAGAAACTTGCAAACCACAACGGTGGTATCAATAGCTGGCGTCGTAATGACGAAGCAGATATCATGGAGAGTGGTAGTGGCAAGAGAGTCCCTAGCATTCAGTTTGCTGCTGAGGGTGGCAAGATCATCCAAGATGTGCCATACATCAACCAGAGAGCGAATAAGCAAGATAAGTATGGTCGCCCTGGTGATACTCAGTGCTATTCAACCACAATGGCAATGTGGGTAGCACAACTCACTGGTAAACCTATGACTGCTGAGGACTATAACAAGGTCCGTAGTGAGTATGGTATCTCTACAGAAGCATATCCTCAGAAGAAAGCACTTGCCGACTTTGGTATTAACTCATCTCTGCAAACTGGAATGAGTTGGAATGCACTCCGTGATGAGATTCAAGCAGGATA